CTTCGCGAATGGAGAGGGGAGCATTTCCCCCCAACCCCCATCCCCGGCCCTTCCCCCAAATCGAAGAGCGGATTTGGGGGAAGGGAGTAGTAACACGATAGGAGAAAAACTATGAGCGCATTTTCATCGTTCGGAGTGCTGTTGAAGCGCGGCAACGGCGGATCACCTGAGACGTTCGCCAGCGTCGCGGAAGTGAAGGACATCAAACCGTTCGCGCTGAAGGCCAGCACGAAGGAAACCACATCGCATTCTTCGGCTGGCGGCTGGAAGACGTTCAAGTCTGTGTTGATCGAAGGCGGATCGTGCACGTTCAAGCTGAATTTCCTGCCTGAGGATGCGTCGCACTCGTTCGCGGCGGGGCTGGCGGCTGACCTGATCAACCGACAGGAACGCAATTACCAGGTGGTGCTGCCCGACACGGGCGCAACGGTGTACAGTTTCGCGGCGAATGTTACGGAGTTTTCGCCGGATGGACCCGTGGAAGGCATCCTGGAAACGGATGTGACGCTGGAGATCACGGGCGCCGTGACGGAGAGCTAGACCCGTAGTACCCCCATCCCCGACCCTTCCCCCATTTGAAGATCACAAATGGGGGAAGGGAGACGTGTACGAGAGGAAGGAACATGGACGAAAAAATGTATTTGACGCGTGACCAGATTCTGGCAAACATCTCGCTTCCGAAACGCGATGTGTTTGCCTACGGAGGCTGGAATTCGGTTTGGGGCTTGAGCGGGACCGAGCGGGACGAGTTCGAGGCCAACATGATCAAGGGCAAAGGCAAAAACACAAAGGCAAATCTCGAAAATTTTCGAGCGCGGCTTGTGGCTGAAAGTGTGAGAGACCAGCAAGGCAACAAAGTTTTCAGCCATGCCGACGTGTTCGCACTCGGCAGAACGTCCGCGGCCGAGTTGGCCAAGCTGTATGACGCGGCTTCGGAATTGAGCGGCATCAGCGAAGCCGATGTGGATGAGCTGACAAAAAACTCCGAGACCGTCCAGAGCGAAGACAGTGGTTCGATCTAGCGCTGGCTTTGGGCGGTCGGACGGTGGCTGAATTGCAGGCCGCGATGAGCAGCCGCGAGTTTTCCGAATGGATCGCATTGTTCCCACTGCGGCCCTATGGTGAATGGAGCGAGGATTATCGCATCGCACGCCTGGCGGCGATCATCGTCAATGTTTTTACGCGCTCGAAAAAATCCGACCCGATTGCGAAGCCCGAGGATTTCATGCCAGACTTCGAGAAGGCTTTTGTTGATGCGGAAGATGACGACGAGGCTGACGAAGCACCGCCTGCTGTTGTGAGCGTGGCGGATAAGGTGCGGGCGTTTTTTGGACCGCTGGCGGCGGCGAGTAAGCAGAAGGCAGAACTATAACCCCCATCCCCCGACCCCTTCCCCCATTTGGAAGAACGCAAATGGGGGAAGGGGAGAAGAAGAATTGAATGGCGACTTTAGCGACGTTGATCGTGAAATTAGCGGCAGATGTTGGAGGTTTCTCGGCTGAGATGGAAAAAGCGGCCCTGAAGTCTCAACGCGCGGCGGAGAAGGTGGGACGGCAGTGGAAACGCACTGGCGACCAGCTGGCGAGTGTGGGACGCGGGATGACGATGGCGTTCACCCTGCCGATCGTGGCGGGGGCGGCGATGGCGGTGAAGGCAGCGAGCGACGAGAGCGAAAGTTGGAATAAGGTCACGGTGGTGTTTGGCGAGAACGCGGCGGCGATCCAGACGTGGGCGGCCGACTCTGCCACGAGTTTGGGCATCAGCCGACAAGCGGCTTATGAGGCGACAGGCACGTTCGGGAACCTGTTTACCGCGATGGGGATGAGCCAGGAATCTTCGGCGGATATGTCTATGGATATAGTGCAGTTGGCGAGCGACCTGGCGTCGTTCAACAATATCGATCCGACCGTAGCGCTGGATAAACTGCAATCCGGTTTGGTGGGACAATCAAAACCATTACGAGAGTTGGGAATCAACCTGACCGAGGCGGCAGTGGCGGCGAAGGCGATGGAGATGGGGTTGGCAGATGCAGATGGCGAATTGAGTGAGGCAGCCAAAATACAAGCGCGCTATGCGTTGATCGTGGAGCAATCCACGAACGCGGCGGGAGATTTTGCGCGGACATCCGACGGGCTGGCGAACCAGACGAGGATCACCAAAGCGAAAATCGAAGATATGGCCGCGAGCATCGGGCAGATGCTACTGCCCTACGCGCTGCAATTGGTGACATGGATACAATCTGCCGTATCCTGGTTCCAGGCGCTGGATCCTGGTATCCAGAAGAATATATTAGTGGCGCTGGGATTGGTGGCGGTGTTGGGGCCGCTGTTGATCGTGATCGGCTCGGTGGTGGGGGCGATTGGGACGCTGATCCCGATCGTGACGGCGGTGGGGGCGGCCATCGGCGCGGTGACTGCACCGGTATGGCTGGCGATTGCGGCGATCATTGCAGTGGTGGCGTTGCTGTATGCGGCGTGGGTCAACGATTGGGGAGGCATCCAGGAGAAAATGGCGGCGGTGTGGGCATGGCTGCAACCGATCCTGATGCAGTTGTGGACGTGGCTATCCACGAACCTGACGGCGGCGCTGGCGTCATTGGCAATTTACTGGCAGACTGTGCTATTGCCAGCGATCATGGCGGTGTGGAGTTTCATTCAGACCGTGCTCTGGCCGCTATTCCTCGTGTTAGTGAATTTCCTGGGCGCGGTGTTCGGGGTGGCGATCACGGCGCTGGCGGCGGTGTGGCAGAATGTGTTGCAGCCCGCGTTGCAGGGGATATGGGATTTCATTTCCTTATCTCTCTGGCCGCTGTTTAAGGTTTTGGTGCAGTTCATGGGGGCGGTGTTTGGGCTGGCGATCCGGGTGTTGGCGGCGGTCTGGCAGAATGTGTTGCAGCCCGCGTTGCAAGCCATATGGGGATTCGTCAATGGCTCGCTGTTTCCGCTATTTAAGATATTGGCGGACTTCCTGGGCGCAGTATTTGGGTTGGCAATACGTGTGTTGGCGGGGGTGTGGAAGAATGTGTTACAGCCAGCGCTGAAGGATGTATGGGAGTGGCTGGGGAAGATATACAATAAAATTAAAAATGATGTGCAACCACTCCTTACCATCTTCGGGATTTTTATCGAGTCGATCATATCCAAGAAGCTCGAGGATTTTCGGGAGATTCTCGATGCGATAAAACAATCGTTCCAGCGGATCGCAGGCGCAGTGCAAGGCGTGATCCAGAAAATAAAAGACATGATCGTTTGGCTGAACAGCGTGGATATTCCAGATTGGTTGGGAGGCGGCGGGGGAGGCGGGGGAATGCCAAGCGGAGGCGGCGAGGGAGGAGGGTCTCCCTTTCCGATGGCGGCGGGCGGGAATTTCCTGGTGACGCGCCCGACGCTATTTCTGGCGGGCGAGGCGGGGCCGGAGTGGGCCAGTTTTAGCGGCGCGAATAACGTCAGAGGAAGCGGCGCGGGGAACACGTATATCACGGTCAATCCGCATTATTACAAGGGCGATGAGCCAACGCTGTTGGAAGAGTTGAAACTCATCGGCGCACTGACGAGGGCGGCATGACACGCGCCATCAGCGTGATCATCGGCGGAGTCGAGACGCAACTCAGTACGCTGGGGGCGTTGGTGGCGCACCTGGGCTGGGGGATGGCGGCCATCGAGTCGTTCGCGGAACGGTCGCCGGGGCAGCATGGGGATACGTGGGCGGGCTTCAATTTGGGTCCGCGCATCGGTCACCTGGTTTTTAAATCGGTGACCGGCGAGCTGGATGATCTGTATGCGCTGCGGGAGGATTTGCTATCATTGTTTTCACCGTTATCGTCGGAGATCATTTTGAAATTCGGCGCGTCGGGAACGTTGGATGAGCGCCGCTTCTCCACGCACCTGGTGGGAGGGCTGGAGGGGGAATGGGACGTGCAAGGCTGGGGCGTGCAGAAATTCGAGGTGTCGCTCAAGGCTTCCGACCCGACGTGCTATGATCCGACGGGCGAGGCGTGGACGTTTTCGCTGGGCGGGGGCGAGGATGGATTTTTTGTGCCATACGATGTGCCTTATGCGATGGGCGCATCGGTGATCAACCAGACGCAGGTGATCACGTATCCGGGCGGGTGGCTGAGCTATCCGTTGATCCGCATCACGGGCCCGATCACGGACCCGGTGATCACGAACGACGGGACGGGGGACGTGCTGGATTTTGCGGGCATCACTATCGCGGCCGGACATTGGTACGAGATTGACTGCCGGTACGGGCAGAAAACGGTGGTGGATGAGGCGGGGACGAACAGGATCGCGGAACTGACGGCGGCCAGCGACCTGGCGACGTTCCACATCGCGCCGGATCCGGAACTGGCGGACGGGATCAATTCGATCCGCGTGAGCGGGAGCGCGGTGGACGCTTCGACAAAAATTGAAATTACTTATTTTGTGAGGTATTTGGGGGTTTGAAGTAAGTGGTAAATGGTAAATGGTAATTGGTGAATGGTAATTTAATGTAGTTGGATTGCGTCTGTTCGCAGTGCAACTGCTCACGAACGAAAAAAAGGAGAATACGATGAGCGAATTTTCTGGACATTGGACGACATCGGCCACCCCGACGGGGCATCAGGTCGCGAGTTATACGCAGGCGACGAATGGGACGCTGCAAAAGATCATGGCGGCGTGCAGCGCCTTCGAAGGGGTTGCGCCGAATTATTTGAACGCGCTGGCTGGCACGGTGACGGGCGCGAACACGGTGGCGATCAACACAGGGGGGGCGATGGTGGACGGGAAGGCGTATGAAAATAACGCCAGCCTGAACGTAAATATCCCATCGGCGAGCGCGGGCAACACACGAATTGACCGGATCGTTTTGCGCGCAGATTGGGCGGGGTTTATCCTGAGCGTGCACCGGATCGCGGGGGTGGATTCGGGCAGCCCGACCGCACCGGCGATCACGCAGACGCCGGGGACGACTTACGACATCATGTTGTACCAGGCGCTGGTGGATGCGGCGGGGACGGTGACGCTGACGGATGAAAGGGTGATGGCGGCGCTAATAACGCATAGGCAGGGCGGCAGCGCAACAGATTGGAGCGCAAACGGAACTGGAAATTATGTCCCTGCCGACTATATGATGCAGACGGGCGCAGCAGCGGTGACAGTTGCGAGCGGAATCGGAGATGTAACCGTGAATTTTCCCGTCGCGTTTTCGAATGTTCCTGTCGTTTTAGGCACGGTGTTATATGCGGGAGGAGCGTTTAATCCCAGAGTGATGCTGCATTTATATTCCGTAAATGTCAGCGCTGCCAAGTTCAAAATTTTGGGAGACGATGGCCTAAGCACCTGGGACGGAGCCTATACCGTGTTCTGGCAAGCCATAGGACCCATGTAGATGTATCGGCGGGATTTTCTGAAGCTGATGGGATTGAGCGCGGCGGCTATGGTGTTGCCCCCTGTCCTTCGACTACGCCGTGAGTACACGGCTCCACTCAGGACGGTGGAGGACGGGCAGGTGCCGATGCGCGTGCCGTATGGGATCGCGGCTGAGGCGGCAAGGATGAAAATTTATTTGCCGGTGGTGCGGCGATGAGCGCGAGTTATCGGTTGCATATTCTCTCTGCGACGGGAACGCTGTTACACGTGCTGGCGCAGAATCCGGGCGGGGACGATCCGACGCGGGGCGGATTCCTGGAATTGGCATATGTCAATGTGACCAACGGCTACGGGACGTGCGCGTTCACGCTGGATGGAAATCACGCGGCGCTGGCGGATCTGACGGACCGCTGCCAGGTGGAGGTGTGGCGGGGGGACGCGGAGGCGGGCATCGAGTGGTATCGGGATTGGAGCGGATTTTTCGTGGACGAGAAATATTT